TTCCCTCATTTATTCCCTCACTTGTTCCCTCATTTATTCCCTCACGTATCTTCTTACCGCCATGGTAGTTTAAGTATTTCGCTGAGTCTGCATTCCATGACGCTTCATACATCTTTAGAAATTCATCAAACTCTGACTTAACATCGTGTTTTTTAATGTCTTTATCTAAGTCTTGATCTATCTCGCCAAAGACTGATGTATTTATAACGACAACCTCTCCCATGCTACGTTGGTAGTGTTCCTCTAAGTCCACAAAGGATTCTCCGCATTGGCAGTAATCCATAGACCATCTTTTAGCGCTGTCGGATGTTTGGATACTATCACAGTATCCGCATCTCCATTCTAATAGTGTTCTCATTCGCTTTGTTTTACTTGATGAATTTTACTCAAAGTCCAGACGGTTGTAAACCTACCATCTATGGCGTTACCCCAGATATTGACTTTATCTTCTTTTGTATTAACGCATATTTTAAAGGCATCATGTTCAGTATAATAACAATCTGTATAGTTGTTAGGGCTGTTGTAATAAGCCCACCAAATCTTTTTCACCTTATCTTCCTCTAACTCAATAGCGATAAACTCCTTAGTGTAGGCGAACTTGGTTTTCTGCCATCCGCCATGGTAGTTTAAGTATTTCGCTGAGTCTGCATTCCATTCACGAAACTCTGAATACTGAGACTCCCATATTTTAAGGTCAGTATTTTGAGCTTGTACTAAGCCCGAAAATATAACGCACAAAATTAATAATACTTTTTTCATCTTCCTAGTTTTTAGTTAATTAATCATCTAATATTACAGGGTCACAATGTTCCATACAAGCGGAACAAAGATCGGTTTCCTCTATTACTGGTGCAGTACAACAATTTGATATTATTTCCATAACTTTTTATTTTTAAGTTGTAAGTAATCCTTACAAGTTGACCAAAAGTGAGCCCTGAGTAAGACATCTCCTACCCAAGAGCTTTACTTTTGATGCTAATTTTGCCTAAGCTCCCCAGCTTAGGACTTCTTACCTATTGATTCTCATTAACAGGATTTTCACTATATGCCCAACTCACGCTTGGTGCTCTCGTATGATGTGCAGCACTCACGTAGCTTGCTCACGCACTAACATTCATAGGGTTAGAAATCGGTATTTAACAAGTTAAATATCCCCTAGAATGTCTTAATATTTTACGACTTATTACTACTTCTATATTCTTCGTAAGACAAATAAATAGCCAGTATTGCCATCGCAATTAAAATAAACTTATACATAACTCCTAGCTTTTTATTTTTTTATACTCATTTACAATGCCAACCAGTTTAGCGACATTAACATCCTTAGCGTCTATCATAGCTGTTAATTCATCTAATAATGGAGTCAACTCTTCTAGCTTACTTTTAATATTCCTAATATCAGTAGCCAATTTTAACTCACTTGTAACGTGTTTGAACTCTTTATTTTTTTCCATCTTGGTTTAAGTTACTGTAAGATTTCTGGATTTTCATTGTATGCTCCACTCACGCAGGAAGCTCTCGTTGTCAAGGAGGCAGGACTCGAACCTGCACGAAGGACATCACAGCCTTTATGTGGACTTGTACCACTTCCGAACCACCTAGCTCCATACGGTTAATTACTCCGACTCTAGATAAGAAATTCTGCGTTTACCGTTTCGCCACTCCTTGGTGTGCAGCGTTCACGTAGCTTACTCACGTATTAACTCACTAGATTGAGACAAATTAAATTAACCTAGCAAGGGTTGAGACTAGACGATAATTAGGTTGCAGTATCACGTACTACGAATAGCCTCTAAAATTTTCCTCTTATTCTACCTCCTGGTCTCTTGATGATCCCTCCAAGACCACCATTCTCCTTTATAGTATCCATATACTCGTCACAGCACGTAGCCTCAGGAGATACAATACTTCCATCAACAACCTTAATACTATGCTTTGTTAGTTCTAACTCTTTGTCGCACTTACTACATTTAAACTTTGCCATACCTTAGTGAACATCGTGGGACATACATAAATAATCATGCTCTACAATCCCTGTTATTTTTATCTCTACTTCGTTTGTTGACTTACACCTCAACCTTAAAGTACTCATCAAATGATTAATTTTACTAACCTCTTCGGGAGTTCTACCAGTTGTACAGGTAGTATACTTAGACTCCTTCCATTTTTTTGATGGCTTTGCCACCCCCTTTAGGTATCGTATAGTCCTCCATTTGTAATAGATCGTGCTGTGATATATTCCCTTTTTCATCTCTAATGATTTCTATCAACCTATCAAGCCTTGTGTCAACCGATACGGTTGAGTTCTTAATTATAGAAATTAAATGCTTTCTAAGTCTCATGTTATTACTGTCATCTATAGCGTCTATCCTTGTTTTAAAAACCCTAATATCCTTATCGTATTCAGCGTTATTTACTACGTACTTATAGGAGTATATCGCTGATGCGTGGTTCATATTAAGCATATTAGCCATAACAGTCCAACCCATGTTATACTTATCCCTAAGGAAGTATATCAGTATCTTTCTAGCGTTAACATTAATCCTATATCTGTTCTTGGACAGTATATCAGTTTTTGATACACCAGTGATTTCGCTCACCGTTTTAACAGCCTCTTTAAAAATACCTTCTCTTGTCATAATGTCTCTATTAATTCTTTAATAACCCATAGGATAAAGAAAAACCCTATTAAAAAATGTACTACTGAGTCGAAATCCATAACTAAAAAGATTCGTTTGGTTGAGCTGCTATAAACTTCTCCTCATAATCTTGAGGATCACTAAACTTAGTGAACTCCTTCTTAAACTTAAGCGGTAAAGTACCAGTACCTATATTCCTACCCTTCGCAAAGATTAGGTCTACTAAGCCCTCCGTTGATTGACCACTATCATCAGCCATAATCCCATAGTATTCGGGTCTATATACTAACATAACAATATCAGCAGCCTGTTCAATTTCACCACTCTCTCGTAGGTCAGACAGGCTAGGTCTACAACCGTCCCTTCGCTCTACACCTCTACTCAACTGAGATAGGGCTACCACCGTTACATTAAGCTCTTTAGCTATATTCTTAAGCTCACGAGCCACTACCGCCACCTCTTGCTCTCTTGATGATCCAGCAGCTTTAACTAACTGCAAGTAATCAACTAAGAAAAACTTAACATCTTTTGTTATAACGTACTGACGGATTTTATTAAGTAGGTATCTGAGCGAAGAATCCTTACACTCATCTATAAACAGGGTGGTATCCTCTAATTTACCTATAGCTCTATCAACCCTCTTAAGCTCACTAGATTCTAGTGTCCCCTTCATTATATATCGGTTGTTAACCTCACTCTCTAGGGAAACAAGTCGTTGTAGTAATTGGGTATCCCCCATCTCGTAAGAGAATACTGCAGATGGTATCCCTTCTTTCGCACAGTTATAACAGAACGATAGACCTAATGATGTCTTACCCATAGAAGAAGCCCCACCGATGACTATAAGATCAGTTTCCTGCCACCCCCCAGTAAACTTATCGACTGATTGGAAACCTGTAGGAAGACCGATCATATCATCTGAGTCCATCCTCCTTCTTATGTCATCGTGTAGAACTTTAAGTTGTTTCTTTATATCGGGAATATCACTACCCCTAATGTCTGATATAGGTTTTAACTCCCTATCAATAAACTCAAGTATCTCAAAAAGATCAACACCCTTGTTAATCTTATTATTTGTTATCTCTACTAACTTCTTTAACCTTACCTTCTTCTCTTCCTGAGATAAGAATAAAATCATGTGTTCTGTAATGTAGTTACTATGATTACCGCTATAGCATTCAGCAACCCTAAAGTCTATTAGAGGGTCTTTAATCTTGCTACATACAATTAGCATATCAACCTTCTCCCCTCTATCTAACCTATCAGCAACTACCTTATATATCTTCCTATTTAATGGGTCTGAGAATATATCCTCAGACATTAAGCTATGGCAGTCATAATAATCTTTAGGGTTCATCATTATCCTACCAAGAAGCCCCTTCTCCATCTCTATATTATCTTTCATCGTCTATGTATTTTGGTTTAACGTATCGGTTTGTGGCTTTTTTATCAACTTTAATCTCACTCTCCCAACCCTTATTGTTTAACCAAGTAGTGGGCATCTTTCTGTACTTCTTGTCGGGTGTAGAATCAACATAAGCCTTAACACCCTCAACTGCTGCGTACATATCTTTTAGAGGCATATTCATAAAGGCTTTCCTTGCCCTACCTTTGTCTACCCTCTTATCGTATAGACTCCAAAACATTTCAAAGCCTTTTTCTTTTCTCTCATCCTCTGTAGCCTTAGCTTCTTTAGTCTCGAACCTAACATCTGTAACTACCATACAAGCGTTCATATTATTGAATACGCATTGAGACTCTAAGTCATTATTAAAAATAGATTGGTGGGTCTTATCTCCAAAATGAAAGAATATAGACTCTCCATCAATCTCAACAAAATCTAATCTGTCGGTAATTACTATGTCTGTATCTGATACTCTTAATTTCATAATGGTCTGGTTAAGGTTAAAGAAAATACAGGGGAGTAAATTGGGATCGAAATCCTCGTTACGATTACCCCCCTATATTTAACTTATATTAAAACGGTAGGTCAGAAGACTCTTGAACCTCAGCTTTTTTAGTCTCAGGTTTAAATGTATCTACCTCAATGTAATGAGTCTTACCATACTCATCAGCACCATCACGTTTTCTGACAACTTTTAACTTAATGTACTTGTCTCCGTTGTACTCAAAGAAGTGATCCTTTGCTTCACTACTTAGTTTAGATAGGTTTAGTGAGAACTCTACCAATCCACCATCGAACTTCTCAGTTCCGTTTCCAATGTAAATTTTCTCTGTTTTACTCATAGCTTTCAGCTTGTTTAAAAAAATTAATTATTGCTTCCCTTTCTGTCATGTCTAAATACTTTGCGATTCTCCTAGCGTGTTTAACTTTAAACTCGTCAGGTTTGTCTAAGTATTTATATAGGGTAGGTCGGCTAACCCCTATTCTTTCGGATAACCACGTTACGTTGATACGTTGTTCCCTTAGTTTTTCTCTTAATGTCATATCAGTGTATCCATTACAAGGTGTTCTTCAACAACCTCTTCGTTATCAATAAAGAACCTTCTGTAAGTGTCTAGCAAGTACTTGTACTCACCTCTACCTCTTTGTAGGAATTCTTCTCCTGCGTAGAATATAGACACATTATAGGGTTTCTCCTTTTCTTGAGTTATAAACACAAACTCATCACAATCGAAACCATCCATATAGAAGGCTGATTGTCTATCGTACCCATACTTTCTACAAGAGCCTGAGAACCCATACAAGCTACCATCACCAGTAGTCTTAAGGTCTATTAAGGTTGAGCCATTACGGTAGTCAGCCTTACCCTTACAAAACACACCAGTATCCTCATCTTGCCAAGCGTTAGCTACTTCCCTCTCCCCTTCGGGTTGGAGTAAGTCATTCACTTCGTTATGAGAAAACAACACATCTTGCATCCGCATAATTCTGTCGTACTCCTTAGTAAGAATGATAGTGGGTATATCGGGGTTATTAACCTTAAATTCCTTGTACCCTTTAGTGGTTCTTGTGGCTGAGTTAAATACTTTAACCTTGTCCCCAAACTCGTTAGGCTCTAGCATAGCTACATGGTATGCCCTACCGAATATCATAGGGAAGGTCTCAAGCCTAAACTCAGGATGATCCCTCATCATCTTGTAGGTTCTAACATCTTTCTTTATCAATCCTAACTGCGAGTTTGTAACAAAGTCGTAATCAGAATAGTAGAAAGAGTCATCCTCTAACTTCTTTATAAAGCTATCTAAACTCATTACACTAAGGTATTAGATAATTTAAGTAGCTTACCAAGATTATCTGATTGAGTTTTAGTTAAGGTGTACCCATTCATCTTTTGTCTAACTACATCGCCCTTACCTTCTTCAATAGCTTTAGCCATTGCTTTATATTGGTCAGATGTCAATTTAGGTTTAGATGATGATGATTTAGATATAGAAGCCTTAGGCGTTGATCCTTTTACCGCACTATTCCCATCGTCATCCCCAGTAACCACCCCAATAAAGGCAGCTAAAGCATATCTACGACCATAGCTTATTGCTGAACCTACACCATGAGCATCCTCCTTTGAGGGAATGTAGCACGTTGAGGCTAAGTATTCTCCACTTGAATGTGATAAGATTGTAGTTAACCCACCTACATCTGTAGGCATTTGAACTATTGCTAACTCGTTCTCAGCCAACAATTCTCTAACAGAATCCCAGACCGCACCCAGATCGGCATAGTTAGATTTAAAGAAAGGATTCTTTGAGTTTTCTTTTGCAGGTTTTAATTGAGCCTGTACTTTGGATAAGGCAAGGGTTAGGTTGCCTATAGTTTCTGATTTCTCCATAATTGGTTTTAATTAAATTAACTTTCTTTTACAAATATCGTAAATACTTTTGACTTGTAAAAGCGTTTTGGTCTTTTTTTTTTACACAATGCCTACTATAGTATACCCCATCTCTTGAGGGATAACTACATCTAATGTGGCACAAGCATCTTCCAAGATTATCTTGATATTTGTTTCGTCCCTAATGACAACTAAAACACTAATACCCACATCACAAGGCATCATAAGGGCGTGGCAAAGGTTATCTTCTACTGAATCATCAATACTAACAACTGATAAGCTATCCGTATCAGGGAAGTAAGTGTACTTAATCTTCAACCGCTTAAGGTTTTTCTGCAAAGACCTCATATAGGGGTGCTTACTTGGAGTTATTCTATTATCCAGCCTGTGAGCAATCCCTGACTCAATCAGAAGATTTTGAAGGATTTCTTTTTCGTATTGCATGAGCCTTATATATAAATTCTACCAAAGAATAGTTGTCTTCCAATAGTTCCTCAAGGTTTTCAACGCTAAATTCGTCTATGGAATCTATAATATAGTAAATTTTTCTCCTATTCTCGTAGGCTAAGTTACTAAATAGTTCTTTATTTTTTAACTCTTTTGCTATATCTACAATATCATCGTATATACGGTCTATATAATTTTTCTTAACTTTGGTATATAAAACGTACTCTGAACAAGAATTCATTCTACCTCTCATCCACATTTGATCTACATCAATCGTCTTTACTTGGTTTTGCATCTTTATGTTTGGTTTTACGTTTATACTTCTTTTTGTTTACATGGACACTTGGCTGACTTACATCCCTTAACCTTCCTTGATAGGGAGTTAGATATAGACTCGTAATAGTTTACCTTGCCCTCTAACTCTTGAATCCTTTTCTCTAAGGCTTCAATCCTTGCTAAATTAAATTCGTTTGAACTCATAATAGTTTTTTTTAATCATCGGTTTATCGGTTTAATAGCGTATATATAACCTCGTAAACTGATGAACTTGTTAGTAATACTTACAGGGTAATGATAGTGGAAGAAGACCTCCTTAATCATTATCCTCTTTACGTGGTAACTCTAATTCGTCTGCCACGTCATCTATAAATATTTGCATCTGTTCTACTATCCAATCGTTGGTTAAAACACTATATAGAATCTCTTGTGCTTCGTCCTCATCACATTTAATTTTACACATGACATCATCTACGTGCCATAAGTTGTCTACGAAGTATCCCTCGTTGCGTAGGAACTCTTTTGCGTATTCTTTATTCATAACCTTTAGTTTTTATTGATTAATTCCTCGTTACTATGGATTCCTAATCCTTTATTTAATCTCAACTCTATATACTCATAAGAGCTATTGTAATAATCTTGAGCTTCTTCTGTAAACTCAGCAGTAATAATAGTATTCCCATCTTTACCCTCTTTGAATTTGTAAGTGTCTAATCCGTATGCAAGGTAGGTCATCTCTTGTGCTAACTCAGCTATGAATTCCACATAACTTGAGTTGTCTAAATAAATATTTGCCATAACTTATAATTTTAATTCGTTTAAATACTTCTTGCTTTGAACAAAGTCTATAATAGTTTCTTCATAATCTAAGTCTACCCACGTACAATCACATGGGTATAACTTAGTAAACGCTTTAGCGATATTGTAAGCCACATCAAAGGTTTGAAATAACGAGCCACCCAATGTGTCTTCTCGTAATATGACTGCGGTCACTAAAGCTAATTCTTTTGCTAATTCTTCACTCATAATTCTTAAGTTAAAGGTGTTAAGTAACAAGTTCTTTCAACGTAGGCAGTCCAATCCCCTCCCTCTGAGTGAACGTGACCATCTTCGCCTACTGCTACCATGTGGCGTTCTTCCTCGTTTTCATCCATGAATTTAATTACGGTAGATACATCTTTAAAATCGGGATACCACTTCAACCAATCCGCAATATACACCACGTAGAACTCCTTTCTTTCGTGGTTGTAGTCCCAAAACTCTCCGTTATTTTTTTGAAAATATTTCTCTAAGTCAATAGACTTAAGTATTTTATCTAATTCTTCTTCTTCATCTTTCTGCACAATTAGTGCAACTTGACTGTAATACCCCATAATTTCTATTTGTTTTTAGTTACTGGATAAGACTCTTTAGGAGTCAATGGATACTCTTGTGCTTCTTCTCGTTTATACTCTGCGTACCACTCTATAAAGTGTACTACTGACCAATACACCTCTTCAATGTGATTCCCTAAGAACATACTTGCATCGTCAAATAATCCCTCCCAAGTACCGTAAATCTCAGAATCAAAATCTTGATCTCTATACCCTATTTGAGTACATTTATTGACTACTGGTAGAAGCCAATCCCATGACTCGTGATATTTTAATTGGTCAATAGGCGTTGGTGGATGCAAGTTCTCTGCATCATCAAAATACATAGTCTTATCATCTCCTAATTCCATCCCCATAAACTCTGCTATGAGTTTGTTTCTATTTGTAAATGTAATCATGCTTTCTAATTGTTTTGGTTATCGTAATGCTCTTGCTCTTCGGCTAATCTTACATCATTATAAATTTTAATAAATTCTACTACTGCATTGTGAGCGTTATCTATATTATTATTAAATATAGCGTTGCTTACACTCATTGAAAATTTAAAGAATAACGAGTCATTATTGTCGTGTAATATTTTATGTATCACAGGCACAAGCCGATCCCATGAGGTGTGGTATTGGTTAAACATATTACTACTCTGTGCTTCGTAATGTTTAACTACCCCCATAAACTCTGCAATCAATCTGTTTGTTTCCATAGCTTTTAGTTTTGTTCGTTATACCACTTGATAAATTCTACTACTGCGTTGTATGATGCGTCCAACTTATCCATACCATCACATTCAAGTATTGTCTCTGATGTTTTATTTTCTACTACCTCAACAAAACATTGCTCAGTCTTAAAATTCCATAAAGCACATGAGTTTTCATCACGAAAATCCTCAATCTTTTCAATAATAGGCATCAACCAATCCCACGAAGAATGATAGTGGGTGTCTTGTATTGTACGTACATTATCATCGGAATACTCTACGTTTGTATAACCATTCATAACATAGGTCTTAAAGCCTTCGAATGATGCAATTAACTTATTGCCTTCTTCCACGTATGAGGGCAACTTCCTCGTAGATATGGGGAATGTCCACCTTTCAGTGTTCCCTTTTTTAATAGCTAAGTCTTTAAATTTCCCCATAGTTTCTAATCGTTTAAGTAGTTAAGGTAAGCCTCCAACAAGTCTTCGTTTACTTTAGTTATGTCTCCGCTTACATCGTCTTGCGTAATACCATCCCAATCAAATAGTATGTAGTCATTAGGTACGTTGTGTACTCCAACTAATACCCCACCACTAATCTCAATGATAACGGTATCTTTAGGTATGTCATCAATTTCTATCTCTATTTTTTTACTCATCTTCCTTAGTTTTAATTTTCTTTTCTTTTTTATAGATAACGTATCTATGCTCATCATCTAATACCCTTTGTCTGACTTCTCTTTCGATGTCTGCTCCTTGCATTAGTCCTTCCTGCATGGATATAAATAAATCCTTCATCTTTCCCATAATTTTAGGTTTGTTTTGTTACAATTATTTAAGGTGTTTACCCTTATTCTATAACAAGGGTTAACCGTATACATGAGGTGTCTTATTTAATTCCCCTATAAGTTCTACGATCTTAATCACGATTTCCATAGGTTTTAAGGCTTTCTCATATTCCTCAACTAATTCTCGGTATAGTAGTTTGGTGGATGATATAGCGTAAGCACCTGATTTACAACGTAATTCTTCTTCCTCTGCTACTACCCACGATATGGTAGCACCCTCTTTCTGAAAATATAAGAAGTCGTGGAATTTGTCTATATCCCCCCACATAGCTACGATTTCCATACCCCCCAAAAAGCAATACTTTTCGTATATGCCCTCTATCCTACCCAGTAGTTCTTCTGCTTGTTCTTTGTAGTTTGGTGTCATAGTTTTTTTTATTTAGTTAATTTCTGTTGGTACTGTTACTATTTTACCTTTTACCATCTTGGTCGTTGTTCCATCAGTCCAATTAATTTCGTACATCTTCTTAATTTTTGGTTAATTAGTTTTACAAATATAGGAAAGATTTTTTACAATTCCTAATCTAATTCCTCGTAGTTAATAACATCGCTCCAATAAAGAGATGATAGTGATAAACTTCCTATACTCCCCTCCTTAATCATGTCTATACTTGGTATGGTGTTCCCATAGTAGTCTTTTTGAGGTCTCTTAGGTAGGAAACATACCCCTCTTTTTAAACAATCCATAGCGTGTCTACCTATACTGCCCTCCATCTTCCAAGCAGTACCATCATTAATCATTCCTTGAATTTCATCTACACCATTCTCTTGTTGTAGTTCTGTAATTTGTTCTTTAGTTAACATAGGTTTAAGGTTTAAATGTATATTTCAGTTATCTTACCAGTTACTCCATCAATTATTAATTCGAGATCGGGGCAAAAGTCCCATAATTCCACGATTAAGTCTTCTTGTAAGGTGTTTTCAAATAAATTATCGTTTGTGTTCATAATTTCTAAGTTTTTAGTTTTGTTTTATTACAGTTTAATAATCGCCCTCATCTTCATCTGAAACAGAATTGATAAAGACACTCACTGATTGGCTTAACTTTTTTAATTCATCTTCTACCTTTTTAGTTCTTCTTTGGTAGTATGTGAGTGCTTCTACAAAGGCATCTTCTTGTGTTTTTGCCTTCACAGAGAGGTTCATTCCTCTTGTGTAATCATATAGCCAATAGCCATCTCTACATTCTGACATTGTTAAGCTATCCGTTAGTACTAAGGTTGTGTTCTTCATAATTTCTAAGTTTTTAGTTTTTATTTTCTATAACTGATGTGCTTGTTAGTTATTTCTATAGCCCTATCAATGGCATTAAATATTTATTGGTGCAAATATGCACCACATTTACTTAGTCTTATCTAAATGTGCCAACAACATTATATTTCTTAGGGTGTTGTCGGGGTTCATGAATACATCCTCCAGACTCATCTCGTTATTTAACACTAATTCTAATTCTTTAAGAGCAATAGTATATTGTCCATCCCTTTTTTTATCAGCTTTCTCAATGTTAATTTCTTTTAGGGTCTCCCTAAACTCTCTTATTTTATTTACCCACACTATAGCTTGACAATATTTAATACTCTTTTTAGTTTCCATTATTTCTATAGCATTATTAATGGCATTAAATATTTCTTTGTGATAATCGCTTTGCTCTTCTTCTGGAACAAGTTGGTTTATACAATATTTAGCCTCTTCTAATCCTTGCGATACATTTTCTCCCATGTAGTAATCGCACTTGTAATTTTTATTCTCCATAATGTTAGTCTTTAGTAGTTTACTTTGTTACACTTATTGTTCTTACCCTGTGGATGAATACTGCAAACCATAGCCACTCTATGGCAATACCATTACGTATTATTTCAGTATCTCCATCATCTGTTTTTACCTCAATAGTCTCCCCGAATCCGTAAATGATCGAAAGTCGTGGTAGTATTTCTATTTGAGTGGGGAACGTCTGATAGAGGTCTATCTTAATGTTTGATTTCTTTTTCATAGGTGTCCTCCGATAGTCTGTTTCCCATCTACCTCAACATCGTATCTCCATTCACACTCTGAATCGCTACACTCGTAGTCAGATTTATATATAGCGTTATCTATTCTCTCTACGAACTCGTGTTCGTTACTCGTTAACCAATCCAAAATGTCTTCATCTTTAATGTCATCGGGTATGGTTACTTCTACTTCTGCATACTTAAAGTACACACTCCTGTTTGATACCGTAATTGTTCTCATAATGATAGTGTTTAGTTTGATATTTCTCTTGGTTTTTAAAATAGTTATTAACATTTATGGTGAAACACTTGACTATCTCAAATATTTCTTATAACTTCGCTCTTATCTAATGTAACACATCTGTTACTGATTTCTTTTCAAAGAAAAATCTTTAAAAATCTCTCCGCAACGAATCGTAATGTCGATTGTTTTGGCTCACAAGGAGTTAATCGCATTGCCGATTCTTGCCTAAAAGGGGTCACAATATAAGTAACACCACTCGTTACAAGGTTATCCAAGTAGGGATAACTATGTTTATTCAAATTCATCTTTAATTTTGAGGGCAAACCTTAATCTGTATACCTCATCTTTAGTTGACCTTGAGTCGGTCTCAATGAATTGTGTTATCTCGTTAATGGTTTCAAGGGAGTTGATAGTATTGTTCCAGTCCTTGTTAAGGTTAAGTGGTAAGCGAATCATCTTAGATTGCACGTACCCTATTGTTAGGTATGTCATAAGTTCTTAGGGTTTAAATATTGTCTATACAATTCTGCTCCATGTCCTCTATAAACGCATCAGTCGAATGGTCGTATATAAAGTCTGTAATATCTGTTTCAGTATTGGTATTGGTATCTAAGAATAGTATCCTTTCAATACCATCAAAATCTCCGTTGTGTACAACGCCTATGGCGTTAACTTGATAGCCCTTACCATAGTAAGTGTGGCTCGTGTAAGATGTCTTTAGCATAATTTCTATTTTCTTAGGTTAACAATTCTTTTGTAGAAGCACTCACTTACTTGTTGTCTCCTATCTTTTATGTCAGCGATCAACTCTTTAGCTGATTCCTCACTTAGGTCGTATCTGCTCATTATAAACCTAATCGTTTGTACATCTGTGTAGAATGAATCCTCACATCTTGCAAGTGATATTATGTGTGTTTCTGTAATTTCCATAGTCTTAAATTACTTTAGAGTATAAATCCTTAGCGTTAAAGATTTCATTTAATTCTTTTCGTGATTGGATTAATGTTTCTTCTGAATGTAGGCTACCGACATATAACGCTTCTTCGGCTCTTTTGATGTGACCAACATTAGTCCACAATGTCAATAGTTGATTTCTTGTTTTTGCGTCAGATGTTTCACTTGCTATCTCGTGTAGGTCACACAATAGTCTTGTATAATTTCCCATAATCTTAAGGTTAAAGGTTAATGATAGTGGTTTGTAGCAAAGGGGAGAATCGAACTCCCAAGCCTTATTATTTCGACTTCTACCAAGATTCATTGCTATTGTAAGTCATCTTTATTAATAGAGTAATTACCTATCAATAATGCTTTGTCTAAGAAAGTGTCTATCAGTCTTACCATGTGTGTATATAACTCATGTCTCTCGTCATTTGAGATTTCGATATTAGTTGATAGGTCTATGTAGTGTGCGTTACTATACACTATGGTATCTACCGCTACATCTACTATCTGATGTGGCTCAGTTACAGGCTCGTCCATGTCTTGTGACCATTCAACCCAACCATTCATGTAGTCTAATACACCTTGAGCGTTTAATGATTGATTGTCCTCTCTTAGCTTTCGTGCTAAAACAGATTTAGCTAACTCTATAATGTTTGTAGGATTCTTAAACTTAGTTAAGGTATCTCCCTCTAATATTCCGTATTTCATAATCTTAAGGTATTAATGGTTAGTTGAATAAAATTTTCTGTAACATGGTTCTTCGATTGTTTCAATATCGCCATACCCATCTATCCATGCTATATGTTTAGTAAGGCTTACTTTCTTATCATCTATGTACTGTACATAGTTAACGAATAATTCACCTTTTGGATTTCTTACTACGGTCTTAACGGTATAGAATCCGTTCTCTATATCTCCGTATTTCCTTGAAAATTTCTCTAAGTTCTCCATAGTCTCTAAGGTTTATTGGTTGTACTTAATGTCAAACTTTTAGTCATAATGAT